AAAAACGAGTATTTTTAGTCATCCTGTTTACCTCTTTCTCAGGAAGTTTAGTCTCCAGGATTCCCGGGGCGGTTCATCGTGAGGATGCGTCATCGCCATTGCTCCCCAAATACAAAACCAATTTCAGCCAGTGCCTCGTCCATTTTTTCGATGAACTCCGGCACCATCTCGTCAAAATTCGCCATGTACTTTTCATCCCGCTCAACCACGACATAATGCAGGCCTTCACGCTTCATACGCGGGTCATAGTTGGCAAAGTACCAGGCATCTTTTCGCGTCACCCACATGCTGTACTGCACCTGGGCCATGTAAGCTGACTTTATGGCCTCGAAACCACCGAGCCGGAACTTCATGAAATCCCGGGAGGTAAACGGGCATTTCAGTTCAAGGCCATTGCCGTCACTGCATAAACCATCGGGAGAGCAGGCGGTGCGCATACTTTCGTCGCGATAGATGATCGGGGATTCAATAACATTTACGCCGGAAGTGAACTCAAACAGGGTTCTGGCGTCGTTCTCGTACTGTTTTCCCCAGGCCAGTGCTTTAGCGTTAACTTCCGGAGCCACACCGGTGCAAACCTCGGCAAGCAGGGTGTGGAAGTAGGACATTTTCATGTCAGGCCACTTCTTTCCTGAGCGGGGCTTTGCTATCACGTTGTGAACTTCTGAAGCGGTGATGACGCCGAGCCGTAATTTGTGCCACGCATCATCCCCCTGTTCGACAGCTCTCACGTCGATCCCGGTAACGATATCCGTCTGATGCGTGAACGTGATGGACGTAACCACCGCGACATGTGTGTACTGTTCCGCTGGGCCTGCCAGGACAACTTCTGGTCCGGTAACGTGCTGAGTCCGGCCAAACTCCGCGACAAGTGGACCCAGCTCGAAATCAACCGGAACAAGCAACAGGCTGGCGTGACAGTCGGCAAACCAAAACTCGACCTGACAAACACTGACTGGATTTACGGGGTGGATCTATGAAAAACATCGCCGCACAGATGGTTAACTTTGACCGTGAGCAGATGCGTCGGATCGCCAACAACATGCCGGAACAGTACGACGAAAAGCCACAGGTACAGCAGGTAGCGCAGATCATCAACGGTGTGTTCAGCCAGTTACTGGCAACTTTCCCGGCGAGCCTGGCTAACCGTGACCAGAATGAACTGAACGAAATCCGCCGCCAGTGGGTGCTGGCTTTCCGGGAAAACGGGATCACCACAATGGAACAGGTTAACGCTGGAATGCGCGTAGCCCGTCGGCAGAATCGACCATTCCTGCCATCACCCGGGCAGTTTGTCGCCTGGTGCCGGGAAGAAGCATCCGTTACCGCCGGGCTGCCAAACGCCAGCGAGCTGGTTGATATGGTTTACGAGTATTGCCGGAAGCGCGGGCTGTATCCGGATGCAGAGTCTTATCCGTGGAAATCAAACGCGCACTACTGGCTGGTTACCAACCTGTATCAGAACATGCGGGCCAATGCGTTGACTGACGCGGAATTACGGCGCAAGGCTGCCGATGAACTGTCCTGTATGACCGCACGAATTAACCGTGGTGAGGCTATACCTGAACCAGTAAAACAACTTCCTGTCATGGGCGGTAGACCTCTAAATCGTGCACAGGCTCTGGCGAAGATCGCAGAAATCAAAGCTAAGTTTGGGCTGAAAGGAGCAAGGGTATGACGGGCAAAGAGTCAATTATTCATTACCTGGGGACTCATAAGAAATTCTGTGCGCAGGACGTTGCCGCGGTAACAGGCGCAACGGTAACCAGCATAAATCAGGCTGCGGCTAAAATGGCGCGGGCAGGAATCCTAGTCGTTGATGGTAAGGTCTGGCGAACGGTGTATTATCGGTTCGCTACCAGAGAAGAATGGGAAGGAAAGGTGAGCACGAATTTGATTTTTAAGGAGTGTCGCCAGAGTGCCGCGATGAAACGGGTATTGAGGGTATATAAAAGAACATCAATGGGTACACAATGATGAAACAGGTGAGTTGAGTTCAAACTGTAGTACAATTCTCTCCAGTTTGAACAGGAAAGAATATGCTATGAACCCTTATATTTATCTTGGTGGTGCAATACTTGCAGAGGTCATTGGTACAACCTTAATGAAGTTTTCAGAAGGTTTTACACGGTTATGGCCATCTGTTGGTACAATTATTTGTTATTGTGCATCATTCTGGTTATTAGCTCAGACGCTGGCTTATATTCCTACAGGGATTGCTTATGCTATCTGGTCAGGAGTCGGTATTGTCCTGATTAGTTTACTGTCATGGGGATTTTTCGGCCAACGGCTGGACCTGCCAGCCATTATAGGTATGATGTTGATTTGTGCCGGTGTGTTGGTTATTAATTTATTGTCACGAAGCACACCACATTAAAATAATTTGTTTCTAAACGACTAAAATATGGAGGCTCTTATATTTATATGAGCCTCGTTTTATGCTTTTTGTTAATGTCTTTATTTTTTATGTATTCTTTTGTGCTTTCAAGATTATGGCGTAAGAAAATTGCAATACGATTATTGTTGTATATTCAAGATAATGTGACCTTAATTGTCTTTTTAAATAAAAATTAAACAAAAATTATATCCCACCACTAAGGTTTATAAAAGCATACGTTAGCAGGTGTCACCATGAAAAAAGCCATAGCATATATGCGATTTTCATCACCAGGTCAGATGTCTGGTGACTCATTAAACCGACAGAGAAGACTTATTGCTGAATGGTTAAAGGTAAATAGTGATTATTATCTTGATACCATAACATATGAAGATTTAGGATTAAGTGCATTCAAAGGAAAGCATGCACAATCAGGAGCTTTTTCGGAATTTTTAGATGCTATAGAGCATGGTTATATATTGCCAGGAACTACATTGTTAGTTGAAAGTCTGGACAGACTTTCAAGAGAAAAAGTCGGTGAAGCGATTGAACGTCTGAAATTGATTTTGAATCACGGTATTGATGTTATAACTCTTTGCGACAATACAGTCTATAATATTGACTCTTTGAATGAGCCATATTCATTAATAAAAGCCATACTTATAGCACAAAGGGCAAATGAAGAAAGCGAGATAAAGTCAAGTCGGGTTAAATTATCATGGAAGAAAAAACGGCAGGATGCAATGGAATCAGGTACGATTATGACGGCGTCTTGTCCGAGATGGCTCTCCTTAGATGACAAAAGAACGGCTTTTGTTCCAGACCCCGACAGGGTGAAAACTATTGAGCTAATTTTTAAACTCAGGATGGAAAGGCGCTCATTGAATGCAATAGCCAAGTATTTAAATGATCATGCTGTAAAGAATTTCTCAGGAAAAGAAAGTGCATGGGGACCTTCTGTAATTGAAAAATTATTAGCGAATAAAGCTCTGATAGGTATATGCGTACCTTCATATCGTGCAAGAGGGAAAGGGATAAGTGAAATCGCTGGCTATTATCCCAGAGTTATATCAGATGATTTGTTTTACGCTGTACAGGAAATTCGGTTGGCACCTTTTGGTATTAGCAATAGTAGCAAGAATCCTATGCTAATAAATCTACTTCGAACAGTTATGAAGTGTGAGGCTTGTGGTAATACCATGATTGTTCATGCGGTATCTGGAAGTTTGCATGGCTATTATGTTTGTCCGATGAGAAGATTACATCGATGTGACAGGCCATCAATAAAAAGAGATTTGGTTGATTATAATATCATTAATGAATTGCTTTTTAATTGTAGCAAAATTCAACCAGTTGAAAACAAGAAAGATGCTAATGAAACTTTAGAGTTAAAAATTATTGAGCTTCAGATGAAAATTAATAATTTAATCGTTGCATTGTCTGTCGCGCCTGAAGTTACCGCTATAGCAGAGAAAATAAGACTATTAGATAAGGAATTACGAAGGGCTTCGGTATCATTGAAAACTTTGAAGAGTAAAGGTGTAAATTCATTCAGTGATTTTTATGCTATTGACTTAACCAGTAAAAATGGACGAGAGTTATGCCGTACACTTGCCTATAAAACATTCGAAAAAATCATAATTAATACGGATAATAAAACCTGTGATATCTATTTTATGAATGGCATTGTTTTTAAACACTATCCTTTAATGAAAGTAATATCCGCCCAGCAGGCGATAAGTGCTCTCAAATATATGGTTGATGGTGAGATTTATTTCTAAATAATGATCTCGGATTTTAAGTTATGCTATGGTGATAAAGTGCAAGACAGAATTAATTATCTTTGACGAAACTTAATGGGTAATTACTTTGTTTGCTCCCACAAGCGAGTTTTGTACGGCTGTATTGGGGTAGTAAATGAGCTATACAATCTTAATCATTTGTTAGGTGAGAACTCTTGGTCGCAGATTCAAATACTGAAAATACGTGACAAATTATTATGAGCAAAATGGTGTATGTCACGTATTTTGAATGGTAGGTTAAAAAATAACACCGACTTTCGTAGGTATTACTAATAATAAAGCAGAGTTTTTAGATAGTATCAATGTGCTTTGTGTATATTGTGGCAAATAATTGGGTTGGGGGTACAATTGTGATTGCTTTTGCATAAACATTGCGCCTTTATGCATAATGAGATAAAGGAATATCAAATAAAATAACGATAGGTCATAACAAAGAGGTTTTTATGAAAACACTTATCGTTTCAACTGTATTGGCATTCATAACATTTTCTGCGCAGGCTGCAGCATTTCAGGTCACTAGTAATGAAATAAAAACAGGAGAGCAACTTACAACGTCTCATGTCTTTTCTGGATTTGGGTGTGAAGGTGGTAATACATCGCCCTCATTAACCTGGTCTGGTGTTCCTGAAGGTACCAAAAGCTTTGCCGTAACTGTATATGATCCAGATGCACCTACAGGCAGTGGTTGGTGGCATTGGACTGTTGTTAATATTCCAGCAACAATAACATATTTGCCCGTTGATGCAGGGAGACGTGATGGAACAAAACTGCCGACTGGTGCTGTTCAAGGCCGAAATGATTTTGGCTATGCTGGGTTTGGTGGCGCATGTCCTCCTAAAGGAGATAAACCACATCATTACCAGTTTAAAGTATGGGCTCTAAAAACTGAAAAGATTCCTGTAGATTCTAACTCCAGCGGAGCGTTAGTTGGTTATATGCTTAATGCTAATAAAATCGCAACCGCTGAGATAACACCAGTTTATGAGATAAAGTAGGGTGAGAGTATGCTGGCAAGAGGTAAGACTAACTTAAAGATCGAAGAAATACGGATGCATAAACATCATGAGATTCATAGGGTTAAGCCTCTTATGCCAGCTTTGTGTCGTATCCGTCAGGGAAAGAAAGTTATCAATTGGGAGACGCATACTTTAACTGTTGATAATAATCAAATAATATTATTTCCTTGTGGTTATGAATTTTATATTGAGAATTATCCTGAAGCAGGGCTTTATCTTGCAGAAATGCTTTACTTACCCATTGATTTAATTGAGAGTTTCCAAAAACTTTATACGGTAACTGATCAAATACGTAACAAAACAAGTTTCTTTTTACCTCAGAATCCTGAGTTAATATATTGTTGGGAGCAACTAAAAACATCTGTTTCCCGAGGCTTCTCAACTAAAATTCAGGAGCACTTAGCAATGGGCGTTCTACTTTCGTTAGGAGTGAATCATGTTAATCATTTACTTTTATCATATAGTAAACAATCATTGATAAGTCGTTGTTATAACCTGCTGCTATCCGAACCCGGCACAAAATGGACAGCAAACAAGGTTGCTCGATATCTCTACATTTCTGTTTCTACATTACATCGCCGTCTAGCAAGCGAGGGGGTAAGTTTCCAAAGTATACTGGACGATGTGAGGTTAAATAATGCGTTGTCTGCTATACAAACGACGGTAAAACCTATAAGCGAGATTGCCAGAGAAAATGGTTATAAGTGTCCTTCTCGTTTTACTGAAAGATTTCATAATCGTTTTAATATAACACCAAGAGAGATAAGAAAAGCTTCCAGAGAGTAAAAGTGTTTTAAGAAGGAGCAATTCTATCGATTTTGATTTTGGGAAATCAACACGGCATAATTATGTCACCGGAGCCTGAACAACTCCGGTGACTTCTGCGCTAAACGGGGACGTTTATGCGCACATACAATCCAAACTCTCTTCTCCCTTCACAGATGCAGAAATGCACCTGCAATTCTTTGCATCTAGCGTTTGACCTCTGCGGAGGTGAAGCGTGAACCTCTCACAAGACGGCATCAAATTACATCGCGGCAACTTCACCGCTATCGGTCGGCAGATCCAGCCTTATCTGGAGGAGGGCAAATGCTTTCGCATGGTGCTTAAACCGTGGCGTGAGAAACGCAGTCTTTCCCAGAATGCACTCAGCCACATGTGGTACAGCGAAATCAGTGAATACCTCATCAGCAGGGGTAAAACGTTCGCCACTCCAGCTTGGGTAAAAGATGCTCTCAAACACACATATCTCGGTTATGAAACCAAAGACCTGGTTGATGTCGTAACCGGTGATATCACCACTATCCAGTCGTTACGCCATACCTCCGATCTTGATACCGGAGAGATGTATGTCTTCCTGTGTAAGGTTGAAGCCTGGGCGGTGAATATTGGCTGCCACCTGACTATTCCGCAGAGCTGCGAGTTCCAGCTGCTCCGCGACAAGCAGGAGGCGTAATGGCTACACCGCTTATTCGTGTCATGAACGGACACATCTACAGAGTATCAAATCGTCGTAAGCGTAAGCCTGAGCTGAAGCCATCCGAAATACCAACACTGCTCGGATATACCGCTAGCCTGGTTGATAAAAAATGGTTGCGACTGGCAGCAAGGAGGAATCATGGCTGATTTGAGAAAAGCAGCGCGTGGTCGGGAATGCCAGGTAAGAATCCCTGGCGTATGTAATGGCAATTCTGAAACGTCTGTACTGGCACATATCCGGCTGGCTGGATTGTGCGGTACCGGTATCAAACCGCCAGACCTGATTGCCACCATTGCATGTTCTGCCTGCCACGACGAAATCGACCGCCGCACACATTTTGTCGATGCTGCATATGCAAAAGAATGCGCGCTGGAAGGTATGGCGAGAACACAGGTTATCTGGCTGAAAGAGGGGGTTATTAAGGCGTGAATACCTACAGTATCACATTACCCTGGCCTCCGAGCAATAATCGCTATTACCGCCATAATCGCGGGCGCACGCACGTCAGTGCAGAGGGGCAGGCATACCGCGATAACGTCGCCCGAATCATTAAAAGCGCAATGCTGGATATCGGCCTGGCTATGCCTGTGAAAATCCGCATTGAGTGCCACATGCCGGATCGCCGTCGCCGTGACCTGGATAATCTGCAAAAAGCCGCTTTTGACGCACTCACTAAAGCAGGTTTCTGGCTGGATGATGCTCAGGTCGTTGATTACCGCGTTGTGAAGATGCCTGTTACCAAAGGTGGGAGGCTGGAACTGACCATCACCGAAATGGGGAATGAATGATGTTTGAGTTTAATATAGCAGAACTTCTTCGCCACCGCTGGGGGCGTCTGCGCTTATATCGTTTCCCCGGTTCTGTTTTGACCGATTACCGAATACTGAAGAATTACGCCAAAACCCTGACAGGAGCAGGAGTATGAAGTCAGAGATAACAATCAACTAATACTGTTTTATTGATTTTTGCTTGTAATTGGCGTTCTGGTCTGATTTTTGTGGAGTAAGTTGATGCGTGATATTCAGATGGTTCTTGAGCGTTGGGGAGCGTGGGCGGCTAATAATCATGAAGATGTGACCTGGTCGTCCATTGCCGCCGGTTTTAAGGGATTAATTCCTTCAAAAGTAAAATCTCGCCCGCAATGTTGTGACGATGACGCGATGATCATTTGCGGGTGCATGGCCCGTCTGAAAAAGAACAACAGCGATTTGCACGATTTATTAGTAGATTATTATGTAGTTGGTATGACATTCATGTCACTGGCAGGTAAGCATTGCTGCTCTGATGGTTATATCGGGAAAAGGTTACAGAAGGCTGAGGGCATAATTGAAGGGATGTTAATGGCATTAGATATCCGGTTAGAGATGGATATCGTTGTTAATAACTCTAATTAATACGCCAATTATTTACTAAAAGTTATTAAAAATGGGGCGTTGAAACGCCCCCAAAAATAAAGGGTAATATATAACAGAAGGTTTGTATAGTTAGAAGCAAGGTTGTGCTTCTAAAGGAAGTGGCTTGAGGGAGCCACTTATATGTTGGGGAGGCAAAGCCTCCCACAACATATCTTTTAGTAATCAAATTAGAACTGGTAAACCATACCTACAGCAACGATATCATCGGTAGCAACGCCAGATGCTTTCGTGAAATCGCTCTTATCAATCAGGTTGATTTTGTAGTCAACAAAAGTGGACATATTTTTGTTGAAGTAATAGGTTGCACCTACATCAACATATTCAACCAGGTCCTGATCACCCCAAACACCCAAGTCTTTTCCTTTAGAATGCAGGTAAGCAACGGATGGACGCAGGCCGAAGTCGAACTGATATTGTGCAACAGCTTCGAAGTTTTGTGCTTTGTTGGCAATATGGTTATTACCAAAAACAGTCATGTTCTGGGTTTCAGAATAGGTGGTGGCCAGATAGATGTTGTTCGCATCATATTTCAGACCAGCTGCCCATACTTCAGCATTTTGACCAGAAGCATTCAGACCGTTGTTACCGTAGATAACCTGATTATTAGTGCGATCAGATTTAGCATAGGTTGCACCTACACCGAATCCTTCATACTCATAAGTAGTGGAGAAACCGAAACCATCACCATTAGCTTCAGTTACGTCAGTGCGGTCATTTTTACCCTGATACTGAGCAGCAAAGTTCAGACCATCAACCAGACCAAAGAAGTCGTTGTTACGATAAGTTGCAACACCAGTGGTGCGACCAGTCATGAACACATCTGTTTGAGTCCAAGTGTCACCACCGAATTCTGGCAGGACGTCAGTCCACGCACCGATGTCGTATGCTACACCGTAGTTACGGCCGTAATCGATGGAGCCGTAGTCACCGAATTTCAGGCCAGCGAAGGCAAGACGGGTTTTATCTTTGGAGGAACCTTGAGATTCAGCGCGGTTGCCTTTGAATTCATATTCCCACTGACCGAAACCAGTCAGTTGATCGTTGATTTGGGTTTCACCTTTGAAGCCAAGACGGGCATAAGTAGTATCACCATCATCTGCATCATTAGAGGAGAAGTAGTGCTTAGCATTAACTTTCCCGTACAGATCCAGCTTGTTACTGTCTTTATTATAAATTTCAGCTGCCTGAGCAGACATCGCCATCAGTACTGATGCAGCTACAGCAGAAATTGCCACTGTTAATTTTTTCATCGTGAGCCCTTTTTTTTGAACTATTATTAAAAAATGATGTCACTGCGCGATAAATATTCATCTAATCAATGTGATTATTTCAAGATGTAAGTTTTAGTTTCTCATTTAATTTGTGAAGTAGATCTCTATTTTTATCTGAACTTTTTCTATCGAAACCTATTTATGGCTCTTATTTGAACAAAAATAAACCTATTAGCTAATTTATATTAATGGCTGTTATTTATGGGGGGTCTATAATTCGATGGTTTAATTTAAATTAACTAAAAATAACGCCGGAAATTATTTATTGGTTATTTGTTGAGGTTTTCTTATGTATTTGTGGTGGTGTTTTGAACACTCGGTAGCATTCTCATAAATATCATTCAGTGGTTTACGTACGTAAAAAATTGGTTATGCTGTTAAGAGTGGTTACTTCGTCACACAGCTTAAACCCGCCGTCGAGCTGGTTTTTCCATTTTTTGAGTCTCGATATTAGCTGATAACTCAATACCTGAGTTATTCACTGACTCCGAGTCTGTTACGTTTCTGCTTTTTTGCGATACGTTGTATTCCCTCAATTTACACCCGCTTTGTCTGCGAGGTGGGGTTATGAAATCCATGGATAAGTTAACAACGGGTGTCGCCTATGGCACCTCAGCAGGTAGTGCCGGTTACTGGTTTTTACAGCTGCTCGATAAAGTCACGCCCTCACAGTGGGCAGCAATAGGTGTGCTGGGTAGCCTGGTATTTGGCCTGCTGACGTACCTGACAAACCTTTATTTCAAGATTAAAGAAGATAAGCGCAAGGCTGCGAGAGGTGAATAATGCCTCCATCATTACGAAAAGCCGTTGCTGCTGCTATTGGTGGCGGAGCAATTGCTATAGCATCAGTGTTAATCACTGGCCCAAGTGGTAACGATGGTCTGGAAGGTGTCAGCTACATACCATACAAAGATATTGTTGGTGTATGGACCGTATGTCACGGGCATACAGGAAAAGACATCATGCTCGGTAAAACGTATACCAAAGCAGAATGCAAAGCACTCTTGAATAAAGACCTTGCCACTGTCGCCAGACAAATTAACCCATACATCGAAGTCGATATACCGGAAACAACGCGCGGCGCTCTTTACTCATTCGTTTACAACGTGGGTGCTGGCAATTTCAGAACATCGACGCTTCTTCGCAAAATAAACCAGGGCGATATCAAAGGCGCATGTGATCAGTTACGTCGCTGGACATATGCTGGCGGTAAGCAATGGAAAGGTCTCATGACTCGTCGTGAGATTGAGCGTGAAATCTGTTTGTGGGGTCAGCAATGAACAGAGTAACCGCGATTATCTCCGCTCTGGTTATCTGCATCATCGTCTGCCTGTCATGGGCTGTTAATCATTACCGTGATAACGCCATTACCTATAAAGCCCAGCGCGACAAAAATGCCAAAGAACTGAAGCTGGCGAACGCGGCAATTACTGACATGCAGATGCGTCAGCGTGATGTTGCTGCGCTCGATGCAAAATACACGAAGGAGTTAGCTGATGCGAAAGCTGAAAATGATGCTCTGCGTGATGATGTTGCCGCTGGTCGTCGTCGGTTGCACATCAAAGCAGTCTGTCAGTCAGTGCGTGAAGCCACCACCGCCTCCGGCGTGGATAATGCAGCCTCCCCCCGACTGGCAGACACCGCTGAACAGGATTATTTCACCCTCAGAGAGAGGCTGATCACTATGCAAAAACAACTGGAAGGAACCCAGAAGTATATTAATGAGCAGTGCAGATAGAGCTGCCCATATCGATGGGCAACTCATGCAATTATTGTGAGCAATACACACGCGCTTCCAGCGGAGTATAAATGCCTAAAGTAATAAAACCGAGCAATCCATTTACGAATGTTTGCTGGGTTTCTGTTTTAACAACATTTTCTGCGCCGCCACAAATTTTGGCTGCATCAACAGTTTTCTCCTGTCCAATTCCCGAAACGAAGAAGTGATGGGTGATGGTTTCCTTTGGTGTTACTGCTGTCGGTTTGTTTCCAACAGTAAACGTCTGTTGAGCACATCCTGTAATAAGCATTGCCAGAGCGGCAGAAAACAACATTTTTTTCATCTTATTATCCTGCATTGTTAAAAACGGCAGAATCCTATGTGACAACAATTAAACGATAGTTAAATGGATTGATGAAAATTAAAACTATATAGGTGTACGCTCAGACTATTGGAGGAAGTTGGGGACACTCAGAATCCTGTGGAATGAAATAAACCGGTCTATCCGTCTATTACCCTTTTAGCTGCGCTGTATCGTCGCCGTATTCCCGCATTAACCATGACCGTAGCCCGACGGGGAATTCCTTCTGCGTGAGTGTGCGGGAATAATCAAAAACGATGCACACCGGGTTTTACTGTGCTGACAGACGCAGGGTTACCCTCATAGTCGCTTTTCCGGTGCGATGGTGGAAGAAACCGGGATGTTCATCCATCATCACTTTGGATTGATGTATATGCTCTCTTTTCTGACGTTAGTCTCCGACGGCAGGCTTCAATGACCCAGGCTGAGAAATTCCCAGACCCTTTTTGCTCAAGAGCGATGTTAATTTGTTCAATCATTTGGTTAGGAAAGCGGATGTTGCGGGTTGTTGTTCTGCGGGTTTTGTTCTTCGTTGACATGAGGTTGCCCCGTATTCAGTGTCGCTGATTTGTATTGTCTGAAGTTGTTTTTACGTTAAGTTGATGCAGATCAATTAATACGATACCTGCGTCATAATTGATTATTTGACGTGGTTTGATGGCGTAGATGCACGTTGTGACATATAGATGATAATTATTATCATTTTGCGGGTCCTTTCCGGCGATCCGACAGGTTACGGGGCGGCGACCTCGCGGGTTTTCGCTATTTATGAAAATTTTCCGGTTTAAGGTGTTTCCGTTCTTCTTCGTCGTAACTTAATGTTTTTATTTAAAATACCCCCTGAAAAGAAAGGAAACGACAGGTGCTGAAAACGAGCTTTTGGGCCTCTGTCGTTTCCTTTCTCTGTTTTTGGCCGTGGAATGAACAATGGAAGTCAACAAAAAGCAGCTGGCTGACATTTTCGGTGCGAGTATCCGTACCATTCAGAACTGGCAGGAACAGGGAATGCCCGTTCTGCGAGGCGGTGGCAAGGGTAATGAGGTGCTTTATGACTCTGCCGCCGTCATAAAATGGTATGCCGAAAGGGATGCTGAAATTGAGAACGAAAAGCTGCGCCGGGAAGTTGAAGAACTGCGGCAGGCCAGCGAGACAGATCTCCAGCCAGGGACTATTGAGTACGAACGCCATCGACTTACGCGTGCGCAGGCCGACGCACAGGAGCTGAAAAATGCCAGAGACTCCGCTGAAGTGGTGGAAACCGCATTCTGTACTTTCGTGCTGTCGCGGATCGCAGGTGAAATTGCCAGTATTCTCGACGGGATCCCCCTGTCGGTGCAGCGGCGTTTTCCGGAACTGGAAAACCGACATGTTGATTTCCTGAAACGGGATATCATCAAAGCCATGAACAAAGCAGCCGCGCTGGATGAACTGATACCGGGGTTGCTGAGTGAATATATCGAACAGTCAGGTTAACAGGCTGCGGCATTTTGTCCGCGCCGGGCTTCGCTCACTGTTCAGGCCGGAGCCACAGACCGCCGTTGAATGGGCGGATGCTAATTACTATCTCCCGAAAGAATCCGCATACCAGGAAGGGCGCTGGGAAACACTGCCCTTTCAGCGGGCCATCATGAATGCGATGGGCAGCGACTACATCCGTGAGGTGAATGTGGTGAAGTCTGCCCGTGTCGGTTAACCGCGCTGACAGACAATACGCAGGGGGCAGCAGGTCTTGAGTTATACGAGGTGTATAACAACGGATATCCAACAGCGTATGGAAATATCATTCACCTGAAAGGGATGACAGCCGTTGGCGAAGGTGAGTTACTCATCGGCTGGAGTGGTACAAGCGGTGCTCATGCTCCGGCATTTATTCGTTCACGACGGGATACGACCGACGCAAACTGGTCGCCGTGGGCGCAGCTTTACACCTCGGCTCATCCTCCTGCAGAGTTTTATCCAGTCGGTGCACCAATCCCGTGGCCATCAGATACCGTTCCGTCTGGTTATGCCCTGATGCAGGGGCAGACTTTTGACAAATCTGCATACCCGAAACTTGCAGTTGCTTATCCGTCAGGCGTGATCCCTGATATGCGTGGCTGGACGATTAAGGGCAAGCCCGCCAGTGGTCGGGCCGTATTATCTCAGGAACAGGACGGCATTAAATCGCACACCCACAGCGCCAGCGCATCCAGTACGGATTTGGGGACGAAAACCACATCGTCGTTTGATTACGGAACCAAATCCACGAATAACACCGGGGCGCATACCCATAGTATTAGCGGGACCGCAAATAGTGCCGGCGCGCACCAACACAAGAGTTCCGGTGCATTTGGTGGCACGAACACGAGCATTTTCCCTAATGGTTATACCGCGATTTCAAATCCAAGCGCGGGGATTATGAGCACAACAAGCGGTAGTGGCCAGACTCGTAATGCAGGGAAGACATCATCAGATGGTGCTCATACCCACTCGCTGTCCGGCACTGCTGCAATCGCAGGCGCACATGCACATACTGTCGGTATTGGTGCTCATACGCACTCCGTTGCGATTGGCTCACATGGACACACCATCACCGTTAACGCTGCGGGTAACGCGGAAAACACCGTCAAAAACATCGCATTTAACTATATTGTGAGGCTTGCATAATGGCATTCAGAATGAGTGAACAAGCACGGACCATAAAAATTTATAATCTGCTGGCCGGAACTAATGAATTTATTGGTGAAGGTGACGCATATATTCCGCCTCATACAGGTCTGCCAGCAAACAGTACCGATATTGCACCACCAGATATTCCGGCAGGCTTCGTGGCTGTTTTCAACAGTGATGAGGCATCGTGGCATCTCGTTGAAGACCATCGGGGTAAAACGGTTTATGACGTGGCTTCCGGCGACGCGTTATTTATTTCTGAACTCGGTCCGTTACCGGAAAATGTTACCTGGTTGTCGCCGGGAGGGGAATATCAGAAGTGGAACGGCACAGCCTGGGTGAAGGATACGGAAGCAGAAAAACTGTTCCGGATCCGGGAGGCAGAAGAAACAAAAAACAGCCTGATGCAGGTAGCCAGTGAGCATATTGCGCCACTTCAGGATGCTGTAGATCTGGAAATCGCAACGGAGGAAGAAACCTTGTTGCTGGAAGCCTGGAAAAAGTATCGGGTGTTGCTGAACCGTGTTGATACATTAACTGCACCGGATATTGAATGGCCAGTAGCACCTATAGGGTAAATTCGTAATGATTACCTAAATACGTTATTCTTTTGTTAAAAAAGTGATTTTGCTATAGGTAGGGAGTATGTTCTTGGATTAAGAATAAAAAATCGCCATGAAAGAGCTTCATGGCGAGTACATAAACGTACAAAATGTGATGAAAGTAGAGTGGCGTAAGCCACTATATTAAGATATGACAATAGCGAAGAAAAGTAAATAACATTTCATGGACGTTTAATTGTTAATTATAAAAACTAGAGTGCCCGATATTGTTTATCTTGCTTTAAAATAATGTACTCAAACCAAATTTTTGAGCTAAAAGCTCAAATAATATAAATGCAATAATAATGTTTAATAAGACAATTAGCTTGCTTTGTATTTTCATTTCGGAATACTGTTAAGTAACTTTGATGACCCTAACAATAGATCGGAATTTTCTTAGAGTCAATGGTCACTGTTTTTGCTTGCAAAGCAAATGTTTTGGTGGTTATAAGTTGTCTTAATATAGTCACGCATGCAACTTGTTCCATGCGGAGATTAAAGATTGGAATATAACGCGAAGATGGAATTAAATTACATTTGCAATAATCAATTTATTATTACTCAATAATTACCGATATTATTATTGTAAATTAATCATTAGAGTGCAAAAAGAAATGTAACGGCAAAATAAGAGGACGATAGCTGAGAAAAAAGCGTGCTTTCCCAATCTGGGGCAAATCACGTCTGAATGACACCTGAAAACAGGTGGTAGCCTCAAGAAGGCTGGTGATGCTGCCAACTTACTGATTTAGTGTATGATGGTGTTTTTGAGGTGCTCCAGTGGCTTCTGTTTCTAT